ATTTCTCCAGCTTCGAGGCTCATCATCACGGGATATACTCTGAACTCGTGATGTATTGGATCGATCATTCGTGCGCGCACACGCCTCAGGGCAAGACACTGCGCCCGCTGTACGCCGAGCTAATACTCGGAACGAACTACATCAAGTTTAAGAATGCGAAATGCAGTGTCAAACAACGTCTCATGAGCGGCAACATGTGGACGTCCTCCGCCAATTCTCTGCTGAACTGGCTGATAAATGCTTATTTGTCAGCCTGCGGCAGGGGGTTGGACGGCGAGACGGCCGTCACGTGGGCCGCCAGTGAGTTCAAGGGCCTGTTCGAGGGCGACGACGGGATTTTCGTGCATGAAGGTGACGAACCCGACCGACGGCTCCGCCTGGGCCTCAACCTCGACTATCAGGTTCGCGAGAACTACAGCGCAGCTAGCTTCTGCAGCATTGTCTGTGAGAAAGGCACGTGCAATATTTTGCGCGATCCAATACAGACATTGCAAAAGTTCTACACACTTCCGGCACGTTATCAAAACTGCCGTGACACGAAGGTGAAGGCTCTCATGCGTGCGCGGGCATTGAGCTACAAGACCATGTTCGGAAATTGCCCTGTCGTGGGGGCAATGGCTGATCACGTCTTGCGGCAAACATCGGGCATCGTGGCGTGGTTTGACTCCCACGTCTTGCCCTACGATTACAAGCCTCCCGCTACGTATCAAGAGCAGATTGCTATCAACCGACAGGAACGTCAAGTGTCCGCCATGTCGCGATTGCTAGTTGAAGAGCGTTTTGGGCTGTCCGTCCAAACCCAGATTGATCTGGAGGTCGCCTTCGACTCGCTTGATCGCGACATAGGGAGCATTGATTTGTCCAGCTTCGCCAACAGAGCTATGTTGCAACACGCTGATCATCTCACTTTCTCTCCCGCGCACTGGCAGCAGCCCGGTCAGCATCACCTCAATCCCATTCTCATGGCCTATCGTGAAGGGTTCGGGAAACCACCCCAAATGAACAAGAAGCTGTGGAAAGGGACACTGCTTGACAGCGCACTTGCGGTGCGCGAC